ACAGAATGGCAACTATTGAAGATCAGATGCAGAGTGTATTCCAACCGATTGTTGAAGAACGTTGGAGCGAGAAGACGGGGAAGCGACTGAAGGATAAGGTGACAGTGTTCAATCCTGGTAGTCGTAAGCAGATAGCGCAACGTTTACAACAGCTTGGATGGAAGCCACAGAAACATACAGAGAAAGGCTCTGTTGTTGTTGATGAGACAACATTAGAAGATGTCACCATCCCTGAAGCAGCCTTGATTGCAGAATACCTAATGATTCAGAAACGTGTTGGTTTGATTGATAGTTGGTTGAAACATGCTGATGACATAACAGGCCGTGTACATGGTGGTGTGATTAGTAATGGTGCTGTCACTGGACGTATGACACATCATAGTCCCAATTTGGGACAAGTACCTTCAGTGAATAAGCCCTATGGTGTTGAATGTCGTCGGTTGTGGACTGTTGATGACGGGAACGTGTTAGTAGGGACAGACTTGTCCGGTATTGAATTAAGATGTTTAGCGCATTACATGCAAGACCCTGAATGGCAGGAGGAATTACTGAATGGCGACATCCATCAGAAGAACGCAGACGCTGCGGGCATTACAAGACCGCAAGCTAAGACTCTTATCTACGCAACTCTGTATGGTGCAGGGGCAGCCAAGATTGGCACTATTGTCGGGGGCGGTGCGAAAGAGGGACAAGAAGTATTGCAGAACTTTTATAACAACACCCCTGCGTTATCAAGACTCATGGAGAAAGTTCGGAAGTTGGCGGAGAAGGGGTATGTACCAGGCTTGGACGGTAGAAGAATATTGGTGCGTTCAGAACATGCAGCACTTAATTCACTACTCCAAGGATGTGGGGCTATTATTGCCAAGCAGTGGTGCATTGAGGCACACAAAGAGTTCAAGAGACAGAGACTATCTGTACAACAAGTTGCATTCGTACATGATGAAATCCAGATTGAAGCACATAGAGCCGATGCGGAAGCTGTTGCGTCAATCATGGTAGGAGCAGCCCAACAAGCAGGGCTGACATTGGGGTTTCGGTGTCCTGTTGACGCTGAAGCAAAAATAGGCAATAATTGGTATGACACACACTAAAGATGTGTTATAATATTATCTACTCACCAACAGGAGAATGAGTATGAGTAATCAAGTAAAGTTTAACGCCACATTGATGTGGGGATACTTGGACAAGAAGGATGAGGAGGGATCGCCACAAGCGTCTCAGTATCCTGATGGCAAGTATAAGGTGACATTGACACAGTTGAATGAAGCTGCTGTCAACGCAATCAATTCCCTTGGATTGAAAAACCCACCGAAAGCTCACAAGTCTGAAGAGCATGGTACGGTATTGACACCTAAATCTAACATCCCTATTGAAGTGGTGGATACAGACGACAATCCTATCCCAGGCAATAAAGTGGGATGGGGAACTAAGGCATCTGTCCTGCTTGGATCGTATGATTGTAAGTATGGACGGTTTGCAACAATCAAGAAGATTGTTGTCACAGATCTGGTAGCACCTCCAGAGCCTGAAAATGTCGAAGACGCTACAGAGGAAGAAACTCTGTAATGTCTTATTCAGTAGCGATCATTGATGCCGACATCCTCATCTATCGTTTTGGATTTGCCTCCAATGACGACAGTGAGGATGTTGCTATCCGTACAATGGCACATTTTCTTGAAAACCTTATCATGATAGATTTGCCATTATGTACAAGATGGTCGCTACATCTGACAGGCAAGAATAATTTCCGACATGATGTTGCTGTTACAGCACCATACAAAGGAAATCGTAAATCAGAAAAACCAAAGCATTATCATTTGCTGAGGGAGTATTTGGTGTACGCATGGGATGCTGTCATCTGGGATGGATTTGAAGCAGATGATGCCATTGCGATTGAAGCTACAGAGCTAAACGGTGAAGGAGTGATTGTTTCTCTGGATAAAGACCTTGATCAGGTGGTGGGATGGCACTACAACTTTGTCAAGGACAATCTTTATTACATCAATCAGCAAACAGCATCCTTTAATTTCTACAAGCAGTTTCTCACTGGAGACGCTGTCGATAATATCAAAGGTGTACATGGTATTGGTCCAAAGAAAGCTGAGAAGCTTTTGGAAGGTAAGACAGACGCTGAAATGTGGGAAGTGATTGTAGAGCATTTAGGATATGACCGTGCCATTGAAAACGGACATCTTCTGTACATGCTGCGTTCAACACAAGATAGTTTCACACCACCAATAGAGGTGATAACGTGACACGTGGAGTGAAGAACAAAGCAGGGAACACTTGGACAACGGCAAGGTATTTTAGTTTTATACGTTCGGCCCTCAGACGTGCTTGGACTAAATACCCTGTCCGTTACCAGGTGATGGAAAAGGCAAGGAAGCCTTATTCAGGGAAGGATAAACGTACCAAGTGGGTGTATGAATGTGCTCAGTGTCAAAAGCTGTACAAGTCTACAGAAGTGAATGTTGATCACATCACACCCGCAGGTACACTAACTAAGTATTCAGACCTGCCTAAGTTTGTAGAACGATTGTTCTGTGAATCCAGTAATTTACAGGTGTTATGTAAACCCTGTCACGATGTAAAGACAAAAGAGGAACGGAAAAAATGAATCCATTTGATGATGAAGACAAGATTTACATGACCTTTGAATTACGTGGTCATGGTAAGGAACACATCATTCGTTGTGAATACGATGATGACATTCATTGGTCTGAATTAATTGATGATGTTGTTAGACAGATTGAATGCACATGGGGTTATTCTTTTGACTTAAAAAATGACATCGGCATCTACTACAAAGGAAAGAATAATAATGACTAATGATGTTCAGGTGGGTGGTAGCCACTACACATCAAAGTCTGTGCAGCCTTGGGAAGCAATGGAGTCCTGGATGTCTGAAGAGGCATTCAAGGGCTACATCTGGGGCAATGTGATTAAATATATAGCACGATGGGAAGACAAGGGTGGTGTTGAAGATTTGAAAAAAGCTCATCATTATCTTGACAAACTCATCTCTATCGTGTAAAATAGTAGGTTCGCATCGGCCATGATAACGCTAGAAGAACTGAAAGAACGATTGATGCAGTTGGACGAGACGCTTTTAATTGAACGTCTCGAAATAACATCAGAAGACATCGTCCACCGATTCTCTGACATTATAGAAAACAACTACCACGACCTTACTGGAGAATTTGATGACTCAACACCTTGGGATCAAGATTGATTATGAACGGGACGTCCGCCTCAGTGACCAAGCGATTAAGCTCATGCAGGACTACTATATGCTTGAGCATGAAAACAGTCCTCAAGAAGCTTTTGCACGTGCTGCAGTGGCTTACTGCGATGATGAACTTGACTTGGCACAACGTATCTACGACTATGCGTCAAAAGGGTGGTTCATGTTTGCAAGCCCTGTTCTCAGCAATGCCCCAGAACCGCATGGAAAGATTAGTGGGTTGCCTATTTCTTGTTTCCTCACTTACGTGGGTGACAATCTTGATAGCCTTATTGAACATAATGGTGAAGTAGCATGGCTTTCCGTAAAGGGCGGCGGTGTGGGTGGGCACTGGTCAGACGTGAGAGGGATCAGCGACAAAGCACCAGGCCCAATCCCATTCCTGAAGGTAGTGGACAGTCAGATGACTGCGTACAAACAAGGAAAGACAAGAAAAGGTAGCTATGCTGCCTATATGGATGTATCGCATCCAGACATTGAAGAATTTGTATCATTTAAAGTGCCTACAGGTGGTGACATCAATCGTAAGTGCTTTAATTTATTTAACGCTGTGAACATCACAGACGAATTTATGGAGGCCGTGATCAATGGATCAGAATTCAATCTTACAGACCCGCATACAGGAATTGTCAGAGATACAGTTGAAGCTCGCAAACTATGGCAACGAATCCTTGAAGCTCGCTTCAGAACTGGCAGCCCTTACCTTAACTTTATCGACACAGCCAGACGAGGCTTACCAGAAGCTCAGAGAAAGCTTGGATTGTCAATTAATGGCTCTAACCTCTGCAACGAAATCCATCTCGCAACAAGTGAAGAACGCACAGCCGTCTGTTGCCTATCAAGCGTCAACCTCGAAAAATGGGACGAATGGAAATCAAGCGGAATGGTTGCAGACCTTATCCGATTCCTGGACAACGTCCTTCAATTCTTTATTGACAACGCACCAGAAGAATTGGGAAAAGCTGTATACTCAGCATACAGAGAACGTTCAGTCGGTCTTGGAGCAATGGGCTTCCACGGCTACCTACAGTCCAAAGGTATAGCCTGGGAGTCTTGGCAGGCAGCTAGTGAAAACTATGCCATATTCAAAGACATCAAAGAGCAAGCGACAGATGCAACCTATCAATTG